TCCGGTTCCGGTTCCGGCTCCGGCTCCGGTTCGGTCTTAGGCTTGGTGGTGTTCACATCCATCATGGGCGGCGCTTCTTCCTCCGGTTTGGGGCGATCCCACAGGGGGCACTTCTCCGGCCCGCCGTCCTTGTGGCACAAACCAGCCGAATCAATAGACGGGCAAAGGGGAATTTCCGGGTTTTCCTCATGCTGTTTGAAAATGCGTTCGGCATCCGGGCAAGTGGGAAGCTGGGCCGGATCAGAATGGGACGCATCCGGCACATTCTCCGGTACAGGTGGGAAGGTGTCTGAAGGGCAATCTTCACCCTGTTCAGCGGGCGGGTTTTCCTCCTTGGGCTTCCGGCCCCGTCTGCGGCCCGTCTGCGGGGCGTTCTCCGGCGTTTCAGGCGTGGGGGGTACATCTACCTTGCCGCCCGTCTGCGGCCCGTCTGCGGGGCGCTGGGTGGCCCGCTGGTTGGCTTCCTCGTAAACCTCACAGAAGGCGGTATAGTTCAGGGGGATTTCCTTGCTCCTAACGTTCAGCCGCCCACCGCCAAAAATGACTTCAGAAGCCTTGAAAGACAAAACCCGTTCATTGTCATCAGCCACGATCCGGGCCACAAGGTCAACCATACCGGCAACCTTATTGGCAACCTTATCCTGAAGGTTGGGCTTGATGGAACTGATCTTGTCACCGCCCTTGCGGGTCAGGTCACGGGTTCGATCCTCATGGGAAATCAAAACAATGTTTTCATAGTCCAGGGCCATCAACCGTTTCAGGGTGTTCAGGAACTCGGAACGAACCATGTCCCATGCCCGGAAGGAATCATCAGATTCATGTTTCCAACCCTGCCGCTCACAGATAAACACCCGGCAAGCCTCATACACATCTTCCAAGAGGTCAACCACAATGGTTTTGAAGGTGTTCTGTTTCTTTTCCAGTTCATCCACGGTTTCCGTGAAAATCTCATAGGCCAACTTGCGCTTGGTCAGCCGGCCTTCCACGGTCACGGTGTCCCGAATGAACACATGGGGCGGAACTCCACCGGGCAACTGCCGGATATTACCATCCGTGTTCAACATCAGGGGATCAGGAAAGGCGTTGGCAAAGTAGGTCTTGCCGCTGAAGGGTGCGCCGTACACCCACACAACCTTTTTGGTTAGCGTGTTAGGGGTACGCTTGTTTTCGGGGAGAAGCATATAGTCCCATCCTTTCATACAAAATTCTTCATATTCACACCAACCACAGAAGTGATTTGGTTTCTTGGGGTAACAGGCGGCTTCCAAAAGGTGTTTGGCATCGGTCAGGAAATCCACCACTTTCAGGGGGTTATATTCCACCCGTTCCACCCACGGGGTAGCATCGGCAAGGGCTTCTTGCAAACGATCCCGGAATTGGGCCAAACTTTCCGTGTTCTTTTGCCGGATTTTCACCTTGGGGACAAAGAGGAAATAAAGGTTCCTGATCCGGCATCCGGGGTGGGTCAACTCGAACCAATACTTGTATTCGTGAAGTTGTCCGCTTTCCATGTAGCTTTTGGAATTGTTGGAATACTTGAAATCGTACAGGTCAAATTGTGTGGCCTGTTCAAACGTCAAAATACGTTCGCCATATTCATTCAAGGGTGCCAGATAGTCAATAAACCCGATAAAATCAGCGTTGCCAATGGGGACTTCAAACCGCCCCCCTGGTGGCAACAGCGCCGCCGCCTTGGGAATCATGGTTTCCAGCTTGATCACTTCGTTAATGTGTTCATCAGTCAGCACCGGGAAACTGTTTTGGTAGAACTCCACCGCCTGGGCCACGCCCTGTTCAATCCCGGTATGAAGGGCTGTCCCCAAAATCAAGGCGTTGGCGGGGTCGGTGTCCGGGATCGTGTGTAAGCGGTCAAGGTATCGCAGTTGATACTTGAAAGGGCATGAACGGAAGCAATCAATTCTGCTATGGGAACATTTGGTGGACAAGTTTTCACCACCTTTACAATTTTTTGAAATTCGGAAAATCCTTCAGGATACAGAATGAACCCAAAGCCCATGCTCCGGTTGATTTGCCGGATATTGTGCTTTTGCAATTCGGACGGGGTGCCGTGGGTGTCTTTCAACTCCACTTCAAGGGCGATCCCGTTCACCACGATCCGCATATCAGGAAGCCCGCTTTTCTGGAACCGCCCGCCGCCCCAACGCTTTTCATAGTAGCCATAGGGGGCAACCGGCATCTTGTCCGAAGGGTGGCCCAAGGGGTAAATTCCTTCCTCTTCCAACCAGCGTTTTAGGCGGTTTTCAAAGTTCTTTTCACCCGCCACGGCCTACCCCTCCTCCACTTAATTCCAAAATTTCACAGCGCAACTGATCGATATAATCAGCATCGTGGGCGTGATACTTTTGCATATCTTGATACGTTTCAATAAGTTCCGCCACAGAATTAAAACCGGCTTGTTCCAGTAACTTTTGATCCGCATAATATTTTTGGGATATACTTAAAAGTTTCGCTTCTTCTCGTTCTTTCTGTTCTTTTTGATCCCAATAAACCATTGCTGGATCAGGTGCGTAATAGCTACTACTAACAGAACCGTAACCGCTCACTGTATCACCCCTCCAATAACCGGATCAGGGCGTGAATACCACGGACATTGGAAAAGCCCTGAATCTTGCCGGTTCCGGCGTAGAACTGGAACAAGCGATCATCCGATTTCCGCCAACAGTGGAAGTGGCCGGTCTGCTCATTCTTCAGTTGGTATTCAATCCCGTGGTTCTGGAATTGCTGGATAGCGTAGGCGATCCGATCAGGATTTTTGGAAATGCGTTCCGTGTGGGTCTGTTTTGCGTGATCCTTCATGGCATCCCAAAATTCATCCCTCGCCATTTGTCACACCATCCTTCAGGGTGATCTTGACATAACCGGCCTTGGGGGTATCTTTGGCACACGCCGCCGCCACATCCGGGAACTTTTTCTTCACCTTGGCGGTATCAATACCGTGGGACACGGTGGGAGCTACATAGGTCAAGGTCAGAACATCGGTTTCAAACTTCTTGATCCCGAATTTCTCCATAGCGGCAAACAGTGCCGCCTTCAGGGTCTTTTCCTGATCCTCCAACGCCTTTTTCTGATTGACCAAGGCGGTGATCTTTTCCAGCGTGGCAAGCTGGGACTTCTGGAACGTTGCCAGCCCAGTTTCCTCGTCGAAGGTGGCCTGTCCACAGGCGTTCACATCTTCCGGGCACGGGTCGGAACAGGTTTCCCGTTCCGGGCAAGAGTAGCAACACCCGTTAAACTTGCCATCAGGGCAAGGGTTAGAACAATGGATCATTTTGTCACACTCCTTTATGGTTGTTATTTCTCAAATCGTCCAGCCAATCCCGGACGGTCTTAGAAATCAGATAGTAGAGAACGGGGAGAAGAAGGAACATAGCTTCCCCGCCAATGGCCGAATAGCCCCGGTCAATCCGGGCTTGCGCCGCCGCCATCTTGAACAGGATGAAGCCCAACAGGGTCAGGGCCGCATATTTCAAAATGGGCCGAACATCCACCACAGGCCGTTTAGGCTTGGGCTTCATATTTTCGGAACAGTTCATCGTTGTAATCCTTTCGCAAATTTAAGGTTGCAAGAATATCTTCTTCCACCGTTCCTGGGCAAATCAGCAGATAATAGAAACAGGGGCGTTCTTGTCCGATCCGGTGAATCCGCTTTTGGGACTGTTCCCACAGTTCCCAACCTTCCGGCAAACTGAAATAAATGATCTTGTTCGCCTTTTGGAAATTGCCGCCCATGGCCCCGGCCTGATACTGAATAAAGGTCACAGAATCGGCCTTGTAATTGTAGGCGGTCAGGTCTTTGGTTTCCCCATTCAGGACGGACACAGGCCGGTTCAATCCCCGAACAACCCCCCGCATCCGCTCCATTTCTTCCGTAAAGTTATAGAACACGATCAAGCGATCATCCGTGCTGTTCACCAAATCCCTAAAGGCTTCATACCGGGCCGGGTTATACAGGCCGCATAGTTGCCGTGAATATAGGCGGCGGGTCAAGCTGGTATCACCAATCAATTCCCGTTCAACGTGTTCATTGGAACCCCAAAAATCGGAATCCAGTTCAAATTCCCCAAGGTTGCCGGTGTCGATTGACACGATCCCTTTTTTGCGGAATTTGTAATACAGCGGGGAAGGCTTGGTTTTCACCTGGATCATGTTTTTTGTGGGAAGTTCAATTCCGGCATCGTCCGTGGTCATGAACACCGCCCCATGATCCGTCAACTTCTTTTTCAGCCGGTCAACGTTTTTGTAACCGGTGATCCGTTGCCGCCAAAATCCATCATCTTCAACCCATTCTGTTTCAACGTACTGTTTCCAGAAAAGGTCTTTGCTGATATTCCAGCCCAACAGTTGGCATTGGCTCCACAGCTTTTCATATTTCCCGCCCGTAGGGGTGCCGGACAGAAGGATCACGTTGTCAGGTTTCAGGCCCAAAATGAACTTTGACCGTTTGGCGGTTTCATTCTGAATCAGGGAACTTTCATCCAGCATCAGCGTGAACCCGGTCAAGGATTTCAAAATCTTCCGCCTGAAGGTCAGTTCATAGTTGATCACTCCAATAACCGGCATCCCATAGCCCCATTCAAGAACCGTTTGAACGGCCCCTTTCACGGTCATATCCACAACCGCAACATCGGAATAATGGGTTTTGAAGTGTTCAATCCAATCCTGAATTTTTGAATGTTGACACACAACCAGATTGATCCGGGCCTGAAGGCCCATCAGCTTTTCCGAACCCACAAACGTTTTCCCAAGGCCCATGTCCAGATAGTAGGCGCAACGGTTGTGGGCGGCGGTCAGGTCAAGGGCCTGTTGCTGGTGGGGGAACAGGTTCATTTTGCGTTCCCCGCCCCCGCCGCCCGCACGACATAGATACAGGCTTCCACCCGGTATGCGTCATACCCTTTGGCATGGGTGGCGTTGTACGTGCGCCGGTGGCTGGAAATGGTGGACAGCTTGCTTTTTGCCGCCTTGGGGGTGTCATACTGGAAACACATATTCTTTGCGTTCCCGCTGGTCAGGAAATCTTCAATAGCTTTGATTTCCTCGCTTTTGGTTCCACCCTGGAAGGACTTTTTGGGCGGGGCCTGAACGTTATATTTGATTTCCACGCTTGCTTCACTCCTTATGCAAAGATAGGTTCCGGGGCCGCTATGGTGTCGATATACAACAGATCATCAGTACCGGGAATCGGTTCATACAGGCTCACCGTTCGGGGTTCTTTGGCCCGCTTCTCCCGTTCATGCCCAATAGCGGAACGCATAGCCGAACAGGCCAGGGTCACAAACTTTACCTGTTGCAATTCAGGAAGGGCAAACCAGCGCTTCACCGTCAGCAGATACCGAAAGATCACCACGTCAAACCATTCCGCCCGATCAAGGCCCTGTTGATCCAGATACCACCAAACAATGTTGATATTATCCGTGGCAAATTGGGCTTCTTTGGGGGTTAGGGGGCGCTCATAGAACGATTTTGGCAACCGTAACCGTTCACCCTCCATTCCGGTTAATGTCATAACTCCCCCCCCCCATCCGCTACGTCAGGGGAACGGGAATCCCCGTTTCGGCGCTGAACCTGATCCGGCTAATCCAGTATGTATGGGTTCCGGTTTCGGTGTTCAGAATCGCATACCCCCACGGGAAATCACCGTTCTGAAGGCCGTGCTTCAGGGTGCGTTCGCTCACTCCCATCAGCTTTGCCGCCAAATCCACCTTCAGGCGATAGCCGCCATCGGCGGCGATTTCCATGTTGACTTCCTCCATCTGAAAGAAGTTGTAAGGCTTGCCCAAGGCAAGGGCGATCTGCTCCTTCTTCTTTTCGGGGGGATTCACCTTGCCGGACAGGTAGCCGGACATGGACGCCTTGGAAACGTCCACCATCCCGGCAAGGGCCGTTTGGGTCAAGTTGGCTTCAGCCATAGCCGCCTTTAGGCGTTCATTGAACTTGATCATGCTGTTTCACTCCTTTTGAATTTGTTCAGTAACCCCAATAGAGATCAACCAACTTGTGGGCCTGTTCCGGCCCGATTTCCTGAACCCACGTTTTCCGGGCATCAGCGGCGGCTTCCTTCTTGTCAAATTCTTCCGCCGAATGGTCACGCTCAAAGGTGTTGGGGCTGAAATACATAGTCAGACAGCTTCCTCCGTGGGTGTCGTGGATTGTCACCTTGATATACCCGTTGTGAGTGAACCAATCGTTTTCACAGGTGATTTCCAGCCCTTCCGGGCCAACCGGGGCGCTATACCGAACCGCCCCATTGTTACCGGCCCCGCCGCTGATCAGCTTGGGTGACAGGGGGATCACCCGCTGAATCAGCATCACGGCGGTTTTCTTGGTCAGCTTCACAGGTTTCACGTTTTATCACTCCTGTTCAAAGGGAACTTCACAATCCCCGCAAATGATGTTCAGTTCCTTAGTGGCCCGGACGATGTTCCCGCAACACGGGCACACATACTTCCGGGAACTTTGCTTCTTTGCCCCGGCCCCTTTCACACCGCCCACCTTGGGGCGTACAAGGGAAAAGCTGTTCTTTCCAAGGGATTGAACAAAGTTCAGCGTTTCCGGGGTCAGGCTGGTTTTGCTATAACCGTATTTGGCGGTTTTCTCCACAGTCAGGCCGTGGGCTTCAGCGGCAACCTTGAATTGCTTGTTGTGGTAGGTGCCTGATCGGGAAGTGTCCTGAATCCCTACCTGAAGGTTCCACAGGTGAACCATTTCATGGATCAGCGTTCCACAGGTTTCTTCAAAGGGCCGGTTCAGATATTCGGCACACAGGTTGATTTCATAGAACCCGCCGTTCTCGTCCCCGTTCTGCCACGCCTTCCAACCGGTACACCACCCATAAGCGCCCTTGGTGCTGTCAGGGGAAACGGTGATCACAGGCTTTTCCAGCTTGCCTTCAAAGAGGGCTTTATTGAACGTTGAAAATAAACTTTCAAGTTCACCGATAACCGGCTTCACGCTTGCTTCTGTCATGGTTCGTACCTCCCCGATTTACCCCGCCCCAACCTGGGGGGGGGGATTTACTTTGCCATCTGAACGGAATTGTTGATCCGCTCCACCCCGATCTTCAGAACCTCCCGGACGATTTCAGCATAAGAGGAACGACAAAACCGATCAGTCTTGCGAAGTTCCGTTAAGGCTTCTTCCATTTCAGCCGGAATGGAAATGGTCATGCGCTTGTTTTCAGCCATCGTTATTCACCCCCATTTCAAGCCCGTTTTGCACCATTGGTGCATTGCTGTCATTATACTAACACACCATTGGTGCAAAGTCAACCCCTTTTTTCAGAAAACTTTTTCATCAAAACATCTTTACATCAATGGTGCAAAGGTGTATAATAGTAACAGTGAAAGGGGGTGAATCCGATGGATTGTCCAAAACCACGCTTTTCAGTGTCGGTTGATTGTGATTTATACGATAAAATCAACACATATCAGCACGATCACCGAATGAAATCGCAAAATCAGGCGATAACGGAAATTTTGAAAATTGGTATTCAAGCTATTCAAGAAGAAAGCCAAAATTCAACACAGCCTGAACCGCTTGAAATTCAAGTTCAACCGGAAATTCCGAAACAACTTGCAAGAATCATAGATATTTACCACAGCTTGAACCCGGAAGGAAAAGAACAGTTGGCGGATTATGCGGAATACCTGGGAATGACAGTCAAATATAAAAAAGATAATTCTATTCCCAATCAGGCCACAGGGTAACTAAAAACCGGCCCCCATATTAAAGGCCGGTAACAGCATCAGTTCCATATCTGTTCCGGGGCCAATCCCTTACGCTACAAGGGTTTTAAGGCCCTGGAACAGATGGAACAGATAAAATGGCA